CGCTATGGCATGCTTGCTGGTCTTAACCCAGCACAGGGACTTATCTTCATGCTACAAGCACTTGGCGGTAAATTAATTTCTAAAGATATGGCTATGCGTGAGTTACCATTTGGTATTAACGTAACCCAAGAGCAAGAGAAGATTGAAATAGAAGATATGCGAACTGCATTAATTGGAGCAATGCAGGCTTACTCTCAAGCAATACCACAAATGGCAGTCCAGGGACAAGACCCAACAGCAATTGTTAAGAAAATAGCAGAGGTTATTAAAGCACGTCAAAAAGGTAAAACTCTTGAAGATGCAATAGAAGATATATTTGCACCAGAATTGCCTCCTGCTGGCGAACAACAAATGGTTGAGCAAACGTCCCCTGCTCCCGAGCAGCCAGTAGGAGGTCCTACTCCAATGCCGCCGCAGGGTCAAGAGGCTACTCCAGATATTCAAAGTTTACTTTCTAGTTTAAGTTCAACTGGTAGAGGAACGGCTAGTGCAAGGCGTGTAATTAGAAGATAAACTAGGTGGGGGACAATGACAGCAATAGTTGGAATACAAGGTAAAGGCTGGGCCGTTTTAGGCGCAGATACTACAACTTCATATCTAGATAGACCATACGTGGCTAAAGGATGTGAAAAAATAGTTAAGATTGGTGAATATCTAATTGCAGTTGCAGGTGATGCAATTGTAGGAGATATCCTTAATAACTTATGGCAACCACCTAAAGTAATTAAGACGCAAGACCCAGATAGATTTATGATGATTAGAGTATTACCATCTATGAAGCAAACCATAATAGATGGTGGATACGACCCAACACCTAAAACAAAGAACGACGATGACTCAGGTTGGGATGCATTGGTTTGTTTTAATGGTAGGTTATATCAAGTTAGTGATGACTATGGATATATGCGGGATGACAAAGGTTTATATGCAATAGGTTCTGGTGGAACCTTAGCACTTGGTGCATTAGTAGCATTAGAGTCTGAAACTAAAACTCATGCTAAAGCATCTGGTGCAGCAAAAAAAGCAATTAACATAGCAATTGAATACAACGTATGGTGCGGTGGAACCGCAACTGTTAAAACACAATTTACTAAGTAGGAGGAAATGTGGAGCAAGGTGGATATAGAAAACCGAATAACCCAGCCCCAGTATCAGGCCCTGGCGCTCTTAGTCAACGTACTGACGGGGGTCCAACACAGGGTGCAACCTACATATCAGGATTACCACAAGGAGAAGGACAAGCAACCTACGACCAACAAGTAGCAGCGCCTATGATGGGTGCTGTAAAAATGTCAGATATTGATATGGAAATTGGTACTACTGATTTAGATGCACCATCAGAATTTCCAAACGAACCAATACATCATGGCGCATCATGGGGAGATAGTCCAACTTTAAATCTTAATGCTGTTAGTGGAATTGGTGGTACTAATCCAACAAATGTAATTTTTAGAATGATGAGTAGTGACCCATCTGGTAAACTAGAAGCATTATATAACAGATTGAATATGTCTTAATGTCTGTTAATTCCAATTTAACACCATTACCTCCATTAATGGATAACCCATTTAATCCAACACTTGCATCTTCTGAGCCATTGCTATACGCAGCAACAGGTGCTGGTTCATGGACACAAGAAGAAGCAGTTGTTGTTACCAATCTTTTAAGTTATTTATCATTAGATAATGAACTTGTTAAAAATAAAGATATAGCAAAAGCAAGAAAAAAGTTTGGTTCTTTAGATAAAGATACAAAAGAATTTTTAAAGTTTTTAAATCCAGAAGCAGATTACCAACAACAACCTAAGGGTATTTTCAAAAAAATTGTTGAAGGTGCAGTTAGCCAAGCAACTGAACCATTTAGGTCTACATTAGATACTCTTGAAAAATGGGGCAAGGGTGTAAAATCTGTTTATAAATTAGGCATGTCTATAGGTGAACCTGAAGTAATAAATGAAATAAAAAAATTAACTGGTGGTACTCCATCCCCTGCAGAAAATTTTAAAAAATCATTACCTAATAAATCTTGGTCTGATATTTATGAAGGTAAAAATTCATGGCGTGAATCAAGCATTAAAGAACTTGAAAATAAATATGGATATGCTGCATCTTATTTGGCTAGAAAAGTAATTGATGGTGTAAAGCCAAGTGATATTCTAAGAGAGTATGGCGAAATTGATGCACCATTAACTAAAGCATTTCAAGATTTTGCATCTCAAAATGATACTTGGAAAAAAATTGAGGCAGAGCATAGAGGCCAACAAATTAATCCAGGTAATGATATAACCAATTTTTTAAATAAAACACTTCCACCTAAAGATTTAGGTACCGTTGGTGATTTTATTAAAAATACTGTTGGTACAATTCCATTTATACCAGTACCAGTTGCAGAACAAAATACTTGGGCAGTTAAAAACATTAACCCATTTACTTTTAGAGAAAATCAATGGGCTTCACCATCTGGTCAAATTAACTTTGCATATACAATAATTAGTGACCCACTTACTTGGGTAACTGGTGGCTCAACTAAATCATTAATGGCTGGTCAACAATTAGCACAACAGGTTTATAGTGGTAGAACAGTTGAAAGAGTTGCTCAATTATTTAATAATCCACAATTTAATACAAAAATATCTCAAGTTGCGGATGAAATTAATCAACTTAGAGCAGCAACCGAAGCCAAAGATTTTGCTCAAGCAGGATTAATTAGAACTCGTATAGCCACATTACATCCCGAATATGATAATGATGGATTAATTAATCATTTAGTAACAACTAAAGTTTTAGATGATGATTTAAAAGAAGTTCCAATTACTAATCTTAATACAATGCAAAAGTTTTTTGAGCGTGGAGAAAACGTATCATTCCTTACTGATTTAAAAATCAATGGTATAATTCAACAAAGAGCACACAACATTGCTTTAGAGCGCAGAACAAGAGCCTTTACTGACAAAGGAAAAGTATTATTTGATGAGTTAGTAAATGGTATTGAAGGTAATGTTTTGGTAGGTAAAAAACCTATACCAAAAGAAGCAATTAAAACATTAGAAGCATGGGAAAATTTTGTTCTCAAAGATATTGATTTAAATAAAATTGTTCAACCTGATGATATTACTAAAACATTAACTTTACAAAAAAATAAACTTACTAAATTATATAATAAGTTGTTTGCAAAGATGCCAGCAAGTAAAGAAATTTTTCATCAAGACAATAAAGTTTATGAGTCAGCAGATACATTTAGACAATTAACAAGATTTTTGGTTGGCGATAAATTAGTTGCTAATATGCTTACTCAAAGATATTTATCTAGAAGTCCAGAAGAAAGATTGCATACTCTTAAAGTAATGCATAATATGTTTCTTGATAAAATTGGTATGGGTTCTACGCCAGATGGATTAACTGCAAAACGTGCATACCTAGAAGGAATTTTTGGTTCAGAGTTTGGTTTAAGACCAGTTATAAACATGACTATTCCTAAGCACATGGATAATTCTAGTTTAGGGTCTGCAGATGTTGGACAAACTTTAGCCCCTGCTGCTAGTCAAATTTTTCACACAACATCAGGAATATCAATGATTCCATTTGATGATGTGCTTAAAGAAGTTTATGATTTAAAGGGTGGCATTCGTGCTAACACATTAAAACAAATGGCTGCATTTCCAACTTATAATTCTGGCATGCGTGTTATTCAAACTGGATGGACTGGATTAGTATTACTTCCTAAAGTTGGTACAAAAAATGCTTTTGATAACTTTACTATTGGCGCTTTGGTACTTGGACCAGATGAATTAATTAGTCTTTTTGCTGGTAAAGGCGCAAAATTAAGTAAAACATTACAAGCATATACTGCTAATAAACAGACACAAGGAATGCTTAAAGGTAGATTTCTTAGTTTAATTAAAAAAAATCCAGCAGAATCTATTAGTGCTGCTGAAAGAAAAAGACTTCGTGGGTTTCAAGATGTAGAAAGAATAGTTGAACTACCAAACGGTAGAAAAATAAAAATTAAAACAACACTTCCATTGTCAGAAGTGTTTGAAGGTTCAGTTGCAAAAAGAATTGCAAATGTAGCAATAGCAAAATACGGTGATTTAGATGTTGAAGATTCTAAACATTTTGCTACTTTTCTTTCTAACAATTCCCATGCTGTTGAGGGCATTACACAATCTTCAGTTGCCGCAACATTTGCTAATCAAATAGTTGATGGTGGAATGGCTGATGAAGTTTTTGGTAAATCTTCTTGGGCGTTAGCACTTGAAGAGGCTGGCAGAACACAAACTGGTAAATATATTATAGATTCATATAATGTTATTAGCGATTCTAATAGAGTATTAGCGCATATGGCTACATTTCGTCAACATATTGCATTTAACAAAAAGGGAGATATAGATTTTGGTTCAGCGTTTGTTGAAAACAATGGTTTAAAAACAGCAGACGATGTTGAAAATTATGTTACTCAACTTATGGGCAAAGTTGGCTGGGTTAAAAATTCAGCAGGTAAATATGTTGCCCGTGGTCAGGGTATTAAAAGAGGTAAAGACGGTAAAGTAATTGTTGATGACAAAAAATCTTTACAAAAAATTAAAGACTTTAATGGTTTATTTCTTAAATCTTCTACATTAAAACAAGAGGGTAAAACAGACGCAGAAGTAACCGAAAATATTATTCGTGGCAGCATGGCTGAATTGTACAACGTATTTCATGGTAGTGCTGGTAAGTTTAATCAAGATTTATTAGATTTAATAAAATTAAAAATACAAATTGTTCAAAAAACTTTAGGTAAAGATGTCAAGGGTGAATCTGAATTACAAAAAGCATTACGCTTAAGTAATCTTAAAGAACAATCTACTGTTACCTATCAAGTAGATAATTTAACTGTTGATGAATTTAGAGAAATTACTAAAGATTTTCCAATTGAAGGTACCCTAAAAACAGATATTGATTTTCAAGAACTTGGATTTACGCCAGATTCAATATATAAAAAATTTACTACCATTCCATGGGAAATCATGGACAAGCAAATGGTTGACCTTTATAGTTCTGATATATATCTTATTAAAGTTTTACAAAATCGTAAACTTACCAAAAATTTTGAAAACAAAATGGTTGGCGATATTGTTCAAGATGCTATAAAAGCCAGTGATGGTAAGCCAATTGATTTAGATGCAATTACTACTCAAGCAGAATTGCAGGCTGATTCTTATTTTAATAATTTAGCACAAGCCAATGCTCAAAATGAAGTATTAATGTATATAGATAATCCAGCAATTAAGAATCAACTTGATTTTAATACAAGAGTAGTTGGTAGATTTATTCGTGCTACTAATGATTATGCCAGACGTATGGTTCGCTATATAAGTCAAAACCCAGATAAGGTTGCTTATAGAGGTGGCATGTATGTTCATGCTTCAAATGGTAGCGGTATGGTTTATGAAGACCAAGATGGCAATCAATACATTCTTGTTCCTAATGATGGAGTTTTTTGGAAGAACGTTGCGCCAGTAATGGCATCCCTTGCTAACCCATTAAAGGCAGCAGGTGGAGTATATAGAGGATTAACAGAAGATGACTGGAGTTTCTTTAAACAACCAGAATGGAATCAATACACCGCTAAGATTTCTTTCTTAAACCCATCTTATTCTGAGGGTGCTGGTGTTTGGTCTCTTGTTGGTCCTACTATGGCTATACCAACGCTAGCAACAAAGGCTTTATTAACTACAACGGGACAAGCATTAGATGTTAAACAATTAGTTCAGTTTGCTGAAAATATAGATAACTGGGTTCTTGGTCCAACTAGTGATAATACAAACTGGGTAAGGGCTTTAGTTCCAGGAAGTTTAATGAACGCTTGGGCACAAATGCCAGGTGGACAAAAAACTGGTCTTGAAGCAAACATAATTATGCAGGCTGCTGCAGCATTGCAATTTAATCCAGCAACTAGGGTTAGTGGTGCAG